GGTGCTGACGATTGTCTTTAATCTCGCCAGTCGCCGCGTCGTAAACAACCTTATTACGGAACTTATTCATAAGGTCATTAAGGTATTGTTCAGCGCGAACCTTTGGAAGGTTGCCGACGTCAACGTAGAAAATACGGCGCTCTGGAGCACGGCTGATTCGATATATTACCAGTGCGTCTTCCATCATCTTCAGCTGGTTGACTGGCTTAATTGCCTTGTGCAAATAGCTGATGATCATGTTCGTGTTCGAATCAACAAGACCGGACGTGCACATGATAATAGAATCCGTCGACAACTTGACGCCTTGCGTTGTCTGTTCTGTGATCCCCTTATCGTTGTACAGGTAATACTCTTCAACGCTCTTTATTACCTCTACGCCACTAGCATTTCTCTCTTTGACGACGTTCTTGATCTTGCGAATCTTCCGCGGGTCGACAAAACGAAGTTCTTGAATGCCATTGCTGACGTTGTTTTCATCAATGATTATATGAAAGAACATTCGTCCGTCGATATACCACTGACGGAACAGATCATGTCCTCTTTCATCGAGATTGTATAGGCGGGTAATTTGATCAAACTCGTCGCGAATCTTTGTCTTAATTGATTCGGAAACCTTTAGATCGTCGAGAACGATTGTCACAGGTTTCTGATTCGCATCGGAAACAAACGCCTCATTGACTATTTCTTCAATCGCCGTATCGCAGTCGGCATACTGTGCAACTTCACGATAACGTCGAATTAGATCGTTCTCGTTTTTAACGACGCCGTCGAGATCAACTACGAGACCGTAGTATGCTGCCGCGGAGTTAACGACGGTCGAGCCGTCGTCAGGAGTTGGAGCAATTACGCTACCACGGTCCTGAACTGGCGGCTTCTTACGTTTGATTTCAAACCCAAATACATCCATATTAAATCTTCTGCGGTGTGGTATCTATTAGATGCCGTCGGTTACAAAGTAGTTGAATGTGAACTCAACTTCGAATTCTTCAATCGCGTTGTTTTGATCAAATGAAAGTTGAATCTGACCAACGTGAGTTGGATATGCATCAAAGAACCGGTATGTCTTAATAACTTGATCGTTGCGGTCAAGTTGATACACACTCATGTCAACCTGGTAGTCGCCCGGCCGAAGGATGCCATTAGTAGCTGTGTAATTTAGCACGCCGTTCGACCAACGCTCCATCACGTTACGCAACAGGAAGTTTGTGTCGTTGTATACAGAGATCACCCACGGCTGAAATGCACGTTCGCCGGCAAAGTGAACTGGCCGGCCACGATACATCGTGGCAATGTCTTCGATCGTTGATGCCGGCAACGACGCCGACTTACAAAGAAATTGTGCTGCATTGCCTGCTGCAGAAGCAATCGAACCGATGAATGCGGGGAATGCTAGTTCGACACGGAACTGATTAGGGCGCGCGCCGCCGCCCTGCATTTGTGCCTTAAAAGCTGAAATTGTTGCCATTTGCTGTTCTCCTTAGCAGGGCGCCGAAGCGCCCAATTACTGTTATTATTTAGCCGCCGATTTCGTCGAACGAGATGCCAGTACGTGCTGCGATGAAGTTCAGAGTAATGAAGTTGATCGAGCGGTTTGGCTTGATGAAGATATCAGCAACGAACTCATTGCGGTCAATTACCTCGCCGGTGTTGTTCGTCTCGTCGCACTTGACGCGGAAGTCGATCACACCACGACGACCTTGAACATCACGGAGGAACGGCTCAACCATCGAACGGAACTGAGCGCGAGTGAACGAATCGTTGAATTCGAACAGTTGGTACTTCGCAGCAGTCGCAATCGCTTTCTCAAGAACGATAAACAAGCGACGAACGTTGATTCGATCGAATGCGCTCGGCTTGGCCAGCAGAGTTTTATCGCCAAAAAGAACAGTACCCTGACCAGGGAACGAAACGACTGGATTAACGCCATTCTTGTACAACTCGTCGCGGTCAGTTTTATTCGGGTTCAACGACAGCTTAACGACGTTTTTGATCTGGCCGCGGTTTAGACCGCCAGGAGACCACCAAGCATCGTTTGTGTAGTCTGTCCGCGCGCAAAGACCAGCAATGTCGCCGTTGAGAGGAACCCAACGGTAAACGTCATTGTATCGGTCGTACTGATACTTCCAGCCCGAGTCGAGAACACCATATGAGCTGTTAACGTTGAATGGAGTGGTTGTGCGGAAAGCAATTGTTTTCGTGACAGCATCGGCGCCTTGGATCATCGAACCATCAGTGTCGACAGGAGAAACAAACGCAACACAGTCCTTACGAACTTCAGCAATGTTTTGAATGATGTAAGCAGCAACGGCAGCAGAGACATGACCGGTCGGCAGCAAGTTGATGTCATACAATTCGCTATTCGCAAACAACGACCAAGCAGTTTGCAGTTGACCATCAGTTGCCGACATATCATCAACACCGCCAGATAGCGAGAAACCGACAACGTTCGCAAGGCTCTTGAAATTCTTGTTTTCTGCAGCAGTGCCCCACGAATCGCCAGACGCTGCGACGTCGGTCGGATGATCCATCCACCACAGATACTTCGAGTTTGTGTTGATCACGTCGCGATAGTAGTTGTTTGTCCCGTCTGAACGACGCGCATCGGACGCTTTAGAAACATACGCAAACTTCTCGAGAATTGCGCCGCGCTGGCCAGTCCACTTACCGTCTTCGTCGATAACGATAATGTGGAGCTCGTCGTTAGCACCACCAACAACATGAGCGTAAGTTGAAGTTCCCGGTGCAGAATCGAATTCGCTGGCATACGTCCATGTAGCAAATGTGCTCGCGTCAGCTACCTCTATGCGAAGAGAGTTGCCAAGAGCGCCTGGATACTTAGCGGCGAAAGGACCGACTAGACCAGCGCCGTTGATGTACATATCAGTGTAGTCTTGTTCGTTGTTGATCTTAATACCACCAACAACAATGTTGACGTTACCAGCGAATCCAGAGCCAGCACTACCAGTAACGGTTATCGAAGGAGCAGATGTGTATCCAGATCCCGGATTGTCGATAACAATTGCTTCAATGTCGCCAGTTGCGCCGAGAACAGCATGACCGGTCGCTTGAACGCCTCCTGGGACGTTCGGTGCACCAAACACAACGGAAACTGGACTTGTGTAGCCGGTACCACCTGACGTGATTTGAACACTTTGAACTGTGCCAGATTGAATCGCAACGGCATTGCGATGATTCTGTGTATCAACACGAACCAAAAGCAGGTTGTTTGTGTATGACAGAAAGTTCGCTGCGGTGAAGAATGAAGTTGCATTGCCGTCCGTCGGCTTGCCAAAACGCGCTACGAGTTGATTCTCAGAGGAAATCGTGGTAGGATCGAGAACTGGACCCCATGGGAATACACCTGCAAAACCACCGGTTGAGGTAGCGACTGCAGGAATGATGCTGGTTAGATCTTTTTCGGCTACCAGAACGCCAGGCGAAAGCTGAAAAGGCATTGTTTATCTCCTTGTTAACAACGAAAAGTGTTATACTACTTCTCGATTTATTTATTGATATTGCAAACTCACTACTCAACCTAACAAATCAGTTTGATCGGCAGTAATGTGGTATGGGTTGTTTTTGTTTGGCAGTGTTTTGTTATCAATAACTTGACCGGCAATGTCGTCGGGCAAGTTGTTCTGGAAGAATCCAAACGGCGTCATCATAGAGTCGATGTACTGCTGCTTGCGCGCGGTGAGAACTGCGCGTAAGTTCGTGTTAGTTACCTCTTGGAAGACCTCTTGTTTCGTTAGCCACGCAAGTAGCCACAGCGTAGTACACAAATCGTCGTTGATAGCTGGATCCTGTGCTGCATATGATTTGCGAGTTAAAACGAATGAACCAAGCTCCTCGATTATCCGATAGGAACTGACAATCAACTGATCTTTCTCAATAAGCTCTTTCAATACAGAACACCCAAGCGATTTCACCTTCGACGTTGTTCGAACACCTGGATATCCTCTTGCTTGGGAAAGTTCGTTACCTTCCGTAAAGTATACGTTTTCGTATTCGTACTCGTACCATATTGTGTTCGACACTTCCTCGCCTAAGTCATTGATCTCAATCAGAAGGAAAGCGTCGTTGTACTGTCGAGCGGTGTTGTATATCAGATGAGGAAACTCGAGCGTTGAAATTTCGTTGTTCTTATACGTTGCTACAACGCGATATGGCATTGCTGTCACGTCGGTAACTGTGAAAGCCGAGTAATCCAGGTGACGGCCGCGGGAAACATCAACTGTTATAACATATGATCTTCCACGGTCGGGGGGATAGAACACCTCAAGCCCGTCCTTGTCGTATATTGGCGTTTCAAATGCAAGTGTAGCTAGTTTTGCGCCATCAACAAGCGTATACGATGACCCCTCGAACGTGCAAGTGATTTCCTGGCGGAACTTAACCTCACCAAGTTTCTTACGTTGTTCCTCTGCCCACTCGACGGTACGTTTTGGATTCTCTTCCCATCGACCTTCAACTGTCTTGAAGTCGTTGTTGCCGCTCTCCGCTTCTTTCCACAGTTTATAGTAGTGGTTAAGGCCATTCGGCGTCGAAATAATAACGAGCTTCGAACTGTCGGATGATGAAAGTGTTGGGAATACCGAAGCGATAAACTCGTCGGCAAGGTTTGGATTCAAATGTGCAAACTCGTCAAGCAGCAGAAGATTGACGGACATCCCACGGACAGCAGATGCAGAAGTTGCTGCAGCAATGCAACGAGATCCGTTTTCAAGAACGAGAGACTTCTTGTTCCACTCAACAACACCTTGTTGAAGCCACTGTGGCAGGTTCTCAATGATGAACTGCACGCGGCCGAAGATTTCAATAGCGATTGCTTGTTTGTTTGCGAGAATCACCGCGGTCTTGTTGTCATTGAACAGAACATACCACGCGAAGTAAGCAGCTACGATCGTCGACTTACCAGCCTGCCGAAACAGCTTGCCAATTGTGTTCTTGTTCTCGTGGATTGCCTTGATCATCCGCTCCTGATATGGGAACGGAATAA